GATCAGCCAAGGCCTTACGGTGTTTTATACGGCTGCTGGTCAATATAACGATTTTTCCAGTGTATCGGCTGGCAATTTAACCCTGACAGACGACACTTTGCACAGCAATATCAATAGCTTGCTAAGTGCTAACAACTTTCTTTATGTTTTTGGTGATGACAGCATCAACGTCTTCTCTGACGTTCGCGTTGCCAACAATGGCGTCACAAGCTTCACCAACACCAACGTGTCGGCCTCGGTTGGCTCTCGTCGCCCCGGCGCAATCTTCCCGTATTTTCGTTCAGTCTTGTTTTTGAACGACTACGGCATCTACGCTCTGGTGGGTGCGACCACAACCAAGCTTTCTGACGCTTTGGATGGCATTTTTCCGTTAATCGACTTTAGCCAGCCCATTACGGGTGGTCAGGTTCTTGTCAATAACATCCTATGCGCGGCTTTTAACTTCTATTATCAAGACCCTGTGCAAGGCACTCGCCCAATCCAAGCGGTTTTCTTTGATAAGAAGTGGTTCATCACCAGCCAAGGGACGTACAAATACGTCACTTCTGTACCGTATCTGGGCATCATCTACTTGTATGGGACAAGCGGAACCAATCTGGTCAAATCTTACGCCAACACGACGGCTAATATCTCAACTACCTTGTTGACGGCTCTTTGGCCTATGCAGGACACCATACGCACAAAGCAGGCGCTCAAGTTTGGCATTGAGGCGACGTTGACGCAGGGTGGCACGTTGAATGTCACCGTTGACAGCGAAAGCAATTCAAGCCCATCTTACACATTGTCCAATCTAAGCCCCGGATGGACAAATTTTGCTCAAAGTACAATCCCTTGGAAGAACAACAGCAATGTCATAATTGGCTGGTTAAGCACCAATGGGTATGCGCTCTATAAGTCCGATGCACAGCAATATGGCAAATACCTCGGACTTACAGTAACATCCAATTCACCCGGAATGATTTACAACACGTTCGAGATGGAACACGAACTAAGAACGAGGTTCTAATATGGCTCTCCCGATTAGCGTCACATACACCTTTGCGACGGCGACGAGCGCCATTCCGCTCTCGCAGCTCGACGCAAACTTTACGACTGTCGTCAACGGCATCAATGGCATTGGCAATGGAACCAATTCGCTTGCCAACGTCCAGATCACGGGCGGCAACGTAACGGCAACCACTATTTCGGATGCTATTGGTAACGTGCGTGACATTCCGCAGAACGCACAAACTGGCGCTTATGTTCTTCAAGCCTCGGATGACGGAAAGCACATCAGCATCACAACGGGCGGTGTGACCGTCCCTAATGCCGTGTTTTCGACAGGCCAGACGGTTTCGATTTACAATAACTCGGGCAGCAACCAGACCATTACACAGGCGACCAGTGTCACCCTTCGTCAGGCTGGAACGGCAAACACTGGCAACCGCACTTTGGCTCAATATGGTCTTGCTACCATTCTTTGCACCGCAGCAAATACCTTTGTCATTACTGGCGCAGGGGTTTCGTAATGACTGTTGGCAGCCTTCTGATTGGATACGGAAGTAGCGCTGCTGCTTCTAGTCCGTCTATTGTTGCATCTGGCGGCACAGAAACGACTGTAGGAAATTATAAATACCACACGTTTAACAGCTCTGGCACGTTTACGGTCACAACCGTTCCGTCTGGTCGCGACCTGTCTTACATGATTGTGGGCGGCGGTGGTGGCGGTGGAGCCAACGCCAATCAGGCGGGGGGAGCTGGCGCGGGTGGCTTCCGTTATGGAAGTCTTTCCCCATCTGTAACTGGTTATACAATTACTGTGGGTAGCGGTGGCGCTAAAGCAACGACAAGCGCAAGCGGCAGTAAGGGAACAGACTCTTCTGCCTTCTCTGTTACCGCTTTGGCTGGCGGCGCAGGCATGGGATGGTCCCAAGTAAACAGAACAACAACTAACGATGGTGGGTCAGGTGGTGGCGGCAGTGACAGTGCCTCTACGTTCGGCGCAGGAACATCTGGTCAAGGTTTTAACGGCGTAAGAGGCGGCTCTGATTGCTGCAACGCATGGGGCGGGGGCGGTGGTGGCGCAACAAGCTACGGAGGTTCTGTTGTTGGAACTACCGCAGGCGAGGCTTATGGCGGTCTTGGAACTTTTTGGTTTACAGACACAACAACGGGATATGCTGGTGGCGGCTATGCTTATGACCGTTTCCCCGTAATCCTTGGCCTTCCTTCCTATGGTTCGGGGAATCAAGGCGGGAACGCTGATGCCAATCGCGGTGGCGGTGGGGCTGGTTGGTACGCAACCCAAGCCGGGAACGGCGGTTCCGGTGTAGTCATCATTAAATATCCAATCGCCGGAACCATGTTCAATGCTGACGTTCTATTGGTTGGCGGCGGCGGGTGTGGCGGCGGTTCTAACGGCACAACCACAACTGCTGGCGGCGGCGGTGCTGGCGGGTATTTAGCTGTTTCTAGCCATACACTTACATCGGGAAACACATATACCGTTACCGTCGGCGCTGGTGGGGCAAACGGCGCAACAGGAAGAGGTTCCAACTCTTTCTTTGATGGCATGTATTCTATCGGAGGTGGCTCTGGCTTAGGATTTTCCGGTTCTTCAAATTACGTTGGCGGTTCCTGCGGTGGTGTTCCGTATGCGAACTCAATTTATCAGTCTGGATTTTATCCAGCTTTGAGCCAAGGGAATGTTGGGGCATTGGGTTATCAGACAGGTGGTAGATACGCTGCTGGTGGCGGTGGCGGTGCTAATGCTGCTGGTTCTAATGGTACAACAAGTGCTGGCGGGGCTGGCGGGGCGGGTACTGCATGGGTTGATAGCAACACTTATGCAGGCGGTGGTGGTGGTGGCGTTGCAGGAGGACCGACTGCTGGTGCTGGTGGAGCCGGGGGCGGTGGAAGCGCTGTAGCGTCTTCTAACGGAAATTCTGGAACCGCAAACACAGGTGGCGGTGGTGCTGGTGGGAGTGGCGCTTCAACCACAAAAACTGGCGGCAATGGTGGCTCTGGCGTTGTGATTATTCGTTATGCGGATACATTGCCAGACGCGGCTTCTACAACTGGTTCTCCGACTTACACAAACTCTGGCGGCTACAAAACGTACAAGTTTACGGGTAGCGGCACGATTACATGGTGATGTGACATGGCACACTTTGCACAACTTGATGAAAACAACTTGGTCACGAATGTCATCGTCATTGATAACAATGTCGTAGACAATCTTTCGTTTCCTGAGAGCGAGCCGCTTGGCGTAACATTTTGTCAGTCGCTTTATGGCCCGGAAACAATCTGGAAACAGACAAGCTACAATGCGTCATTTAGGTATAATTATGCTGGCATTAACTATACGTTTGATGCGGCAGCTTTGCCTGATGGCGCGTTTATCCCGCCTAAACCAGCTCCAAATGCAATTTTGGATACAACAACATACACATGGATTATTCCTCAACAGAGCAATGATCCAAGTCAACCTCCGTCGGTTTTGTAATGAAAGCAGAGCCAAAACAGTTTGGATTGTTAAAAGGAACGCTCTACACTTTGGAAAGTGTAGGAGACACGCTCCCTATGCACACACATAATGAAGAAAGTGTGCATGTAACATTCGTTCTTGAAGGCTCAGTTCGTGTTCACGGCGATGGATGGGACATGGTTGTAAAGACCGGAAACTTTGTAGATTGGGTTCCCGGTCAAGCTCATGAGTTTGTTGCCTTAGAGCCAACTTGTCGGTTTCTGAACATTATAAAAGGGGTAGCAGATGGGAATTAACGCTTTTACAAAGACCGGAAACACGGTCACATTTACGGCGGCTACTTCTGCGCCTACTCCCGTTCAATGCGCGTCAACAACTCTTGGCGGTAATCAGTATCGCATTATCAACGCTGGCACTGTGACTGTATTTCTTGGATATGGCGCTACGGCATCAGACGCTTCAAACAACGCTGTAGCTGTGACAAGCTCTCAAGCGTCGTTTCCGTTGTTGCCCAACACTGATGAAATCTTGACGTTCATTCCGAACGCTTATTTTACAGGCGTGACGGGCAGCAGTACTGCTGTCATTTACATTACTCCCGGCGACGGCCTCTGAGGTGAAACATGCTAAAAGTTGCAGGCGGGGTAAGCGGCGGCGGCGGTAGCGGAACCGTAACGCAAGTCGATAGCGGCACAGGTCTCACTGGTGGTCCGATCACGACCACAGGGACCATTTCGCTTGCAAACACGGCAGTGACGGCTGGAACGTATGGCAACGCGACCTACGTCTCTCAAATCACAGTTGACGCTCAAGGGCGTATCACCTCGGCCTCTAATGTGGCTATCTCTGCTGGTGGTAGCGGTACTGTCAGCAATGTGGCGACAGGTACGGGCCTCACGGGTGGCCCTATTACGACTACTGGCACGATCAGCCTCGCTAATACGGCTGTCACGGCAGGAAGCTATGGCAATGCAAGCACCGTCGGAAGTTTCACGGTTGACGCGCAGGGGCGTCTTACGGCAGCGTCGAACACGACGGTCAGCATCCCGATAAGCGCTATCAACAATCTGGGAACCAATGTTGCCAGTGCGCTTGCTAACACGACCAATTCGACCAACGGCATCGCGGTTAGAGACAGCAATTCCAATTTGAGCGCAAATGCGTTCTTTGCTGGCACTACAACCGTTACCGCATCCGGGACAACAATCACTCTAACAGCGTCATCGACGCCGATTTATGTGGTTAATGGCTCTGGTGGTCAGACGTTTAATTTGCCTGATGCAACAACATTGCCAAACGGGGCCATTTTCTCGTTCAATAACAATCAATCTAGCGGAGCTATTGTTGTTAAAAACAATGGCGGTGGCTCAACCATTGCTACGCTTCAATCTGGTGCATATGGAACGATTGTTCTTCTCAGCAATAGCATTGCTGCCGGGTCTTGGGAACTACATTGTCAACTTCCACCTAGTGTTTCTTGGTCAACCAACACGCTTTCGTGGACGGGTTCGATCACAAACGCAACGTGGAATGGCGTAGCTATTACCAATACTTATTTGGCTAACAGCACTGCGACCCTTGGCAATGCCACGATCACATTGGGCGGCACGACCTCAACTGTCGGTAATTTGACGCTCAACAATGCTACGATCAACAGTGGCACGGTGGCTATCAATGTGGCAAACGTCACGACGACTACGGCTGCGTCGGCAACCTTTGCTACCTCGTCTTTGCCTCTGGTTCCGGCTGGCTATCTGACGGTTAATCTTAACGGTACGGCGGTCAAAATCCCTTACTACGCGGTGTAATCATGGACCTTGAACGGCTCTCCATCGTTGAATTTGGCGACCAAGAGAGTTTGAGGGATTTCATGTTTGAGAACTCTCAGCAGCATCGTCTGTTTCGTCAGCAACTTGCTGAGTATGGCATCCAGTGTCCGTCCTATCCGATTACTGACGTTGATGTAGACCAGTTTGACGATTGGCTTCTGATGCACCAAGTCGAGCATCAGTTCTTTGCGTCTGTTTTAGATTTGTCTAACCCTTTCAATATGTTAGACGCAGACTTTCGCAAAGAAGATGAATTTTACGAATGGGTAGCTCAGCATTATTCTATCCATACGCAAATCATATCTGCATTGGGGTTGTGACATGGCTGGACCGATAATTGGCAAACCTGAGAAGGTTCAAATGGGCAAGCTGAAAGCGCCCAAAGACACAAAGCCAAAGAACTCTGCCGAAATCATGATGGAAAGCCTTAAACAAGGCGGTATGCCTCAAGATCAAATCGACAAAGCTATTATTGCACTGCACCAACAAATCCAAAACAACACAGCCAAGGTTGTATTGATTGGACAAACAGCTTTTGTGGTAAACCCAAAACCTGACATGAGCGCCCAATTTACCGTGTTTTCTATTGAACCAAACGAAATTCCTGCTCGCATCAAAGCTTTGTCTAACAGCATTAGACAGATGGGTTTTCGGCGCATGTTTACCTTGTCTATAACTCCGAACTCCAAACAGATTGCAGAACAATCTGGGCTGCCATTCACTACCACCCAAACAACCATGATGAAGGGCAAGGAAATGGTTCCAGCGTACCGTTACGAGGTCACGCTGTGATTGGCTATTTCGAAGAGAGGTTTGAAGACCTTTGGCCGGACATGAAAGAGCTTTTGCCTGCTCATTGGCAGGAAGTCGGATCAATGCCTGCTGACAGGTTTGACATCGACGTTGATCGTTTCATGGCTTTGCAAACTGAGGGAATGTTGATTTGTTTTGCAGCGCGAGATGAGGGCCAGTTGGTTGGCTACATTGTTGATTTTATTCAGTTTCATCCGCACTATAAAGACGTTAAGATGGCAATTACGGACGCTTTTTACATTCTACCCAATTATAGGGCAAAATGTGCGCGGGGGCTGTTTCGATTTGCTGAAAAGATTGAGAAAGAGATCGGCGTTGAAGTGCGTGTAACGCGCACAAAAAGGACAAACAACGCAGGCGCTTTTCTTGAGCTTTTGAAATATAAAGAAGTTGAAATTTGTTATAGCAAGAGGCTTTAATGGTCTTTTCAGCCGCCGCATTAGCTTTCTCTGCTGCCGCAACCACCGTTGCCGCCGAAATTGGCGTGACGGCGGCTATTGCTGGTGTGGTTGGAAGCACGATGGTTGCTGAAGTTGTTACAGGCGCTCTTGTTGGTGGCGTTGTGGGTGCTACCAGCGCTGCAATCCAAGGCGGTAAACCCTTAAAAGGTGCTTTGATAGGGGGCCTGTCAGGCGGTATTGGCGCTGGCGTTTCGGGGGCAGTTGGAGGGCTTCTTGGCGGCGGCAATGTCGTTGGTGAATATGGGCCAATGCTACCGAGTGCGCCGTCTGCTTTAGGCAGCGAGGCTTTAGGTGCTGGTATTGCAAAGGGAGCTGGCGGTTTAGCTGGTGGCCTAGCTAGTGGGCTGGCTAGTGGGCAAGGCTTACAAGGCGCTCTTAGAAGTGGTTTGATTGGTGGCCTGTCTAGCGGTCTAGGCGCTGGAATTGGGTATGCTGCTGACCTTGGTCCCACTGGAACAAGCTTGTTGTCATCTGGACTTTCGGCTGGCCTAAGTCAGGCTCTCGCCCCATCAGGCATGAAGGGCGTGACCTATACCCCTACCCTTACTCAATCAGCATCTACAGCACCGACAACTGGCGCAACGCTAGGAAGTGGGTTAGCATCTGCGCCAAGCAGTTACAGTCCCGGCGGCTCTGTTTTTGGTACATCTGAGAGCGAAAAACCGCCATCAAATGTTTGGAACAAAGAGTCTCTCAGGAATATAGGAGAAGCCAATGGCTAAGAAGAACTTGGCTGAAGTCCTTCAGACCGACGTTATGACCAATCTTCCAGTTGCATCCCTCGCGCAGATTGTGCGCTCGAAGGGCCGTGGCCGTGATACCATTCTGGCTCATATTACCCCGCGTGAAGCTCGCAAGCTAAAGCGTGAAGGTGGAAGTGGAACGGTTAATCCTGACACGGGACTGCCGGAGTTTGAGGACAGCTTCTCATTCTCCGACTTCCCCATGTCGCTTGATTACAGCGCAGCGCAAGCTCCTGCTGCTTCTATGGTTTCGACACCGGAAGTTGTTTATCAGGCTCCTCAAAACTTTTATAATTATCAGCCATTTGAGGCAACGCCGTTCAATGCTTATGAAGTGATGCCGGGATCAGCAGTTTATCCCGGTTCTTTCAGCACAACGCCTTTGTATAATAAGCCAGTTCAGCAAGAAAATTTTGGTCCTGCCAACTATGGCGACCTTGGTCGAACCTTTACGTCATTTGGAGCGGTTCCCGGTTCCATTCAAACGCCGGAAGGTTTGCGTAACTACATGACGCAAGTGACGCCACAGGCGATTGCTGCGGCTGAAGTTCCCTTGCCTCCTCCTCGCCCGGAAGAACTTGGCTCTATCAACGACGCTCCTGCTGCTTCTGAAGACCCAACGCCTGATCGTGCTTTGCGCGCTAATACTCCCGGCGCTCCCGCTGCGGCTGCTCCTGTCGCTGGCGCTGCCGCTGCTGCTGGCGCTCCCGGTAGCATTGCCGCTGCCATTTCTTCGGCTGGCCTAGACGTAAGCAAATTGTCTTCTTCAGACATGTCTCGTCTCAATCAAATTCAATCTTTGGTTGCTAACGGAAGCATGACGGTTGAACAGGCGTCTACCGCTATTCAACAGATGGCTAAAGGTCAGACATTCTCAGGTGGTGTCAGCAATTGGCTGTCAGACCCCGGCAATGCTTTGAAATTGGCTCTTGGCCTTGGTGCTGGTGCGCTTGGTCTTTACAACATGAGCAACGCCAAGAAACAGGCTGCTGATGTTACAGCTCAGATGAACAAGCTGGCTGGCGAATATCGCACTATGGCTCAGCCTTTACTTCAACAGGGCGGTCAGCAATACGGTCTTGCGGCTCAAGGCGCTCTCACGCCTGCGGCTCAACAGCAGTTTGACGTTGCTCGCGCTCAATTGGCGCAAGCGGCTGCTAAAACTGGTTCTGTCGGCGCTATGCAGGCAACCCAGATTGCTGAACAACTTCGTCAGCAGGCAATCAACTCTCAGATGACGCAGGGCCTTCAAGTTCTTGCGGCTGGCAACGCTCAAATGGGGCAAGCACTTCAGACGCAGTTGGGCGCTCTTAACACCAACGTCACGTTGGGCAATCAGGCTGCTCAAGCTGCTTCCAGCTTCTTTCCGGCTCTTGGTATGATCTTTGGTGGGGTTAAAGGCTAATCATGGCTGACACATCTTCACTCACTTCAAACGAAACCCTCAAAAGCATTTTTGGGGATGGTATGTCTTTTGAACTTCCAAAGGAGCTAAAGCCTGATGCCGTCATCGCAAGCTCCAAAAAAGAAGCTGAAGCCATCAAAAGCTACCGCGCCAAGGAAAGCGAGGTCGAGAAAGCCCAAGCCGCTGGTGCTGCCAGATCAGCAAGTGAGCTTGCCGCCAAGTACGAACCTCAGTTTCAAAGAACGCCTGACTTTGCACCTTCAGAAGACAATAAAGCTGCCCTTGTGGGCCTTTTTGGCCTTCTTGGCGCTATTGGCGCTATGGGTGGTGGCAAATCTTACGGCTCTGCTCTGGGCGCTATGAACGCTATGGGCGGTATGCTGAAAGGTTATCAGCAGGGCCGCAAAGACTTGTTTGAACGTGAGAAAGTCGAATACGACAAAGCTGTTCAAGCCGTTAAGCTACATAATGACGAGATCACAAAGGCTTATGCTCGCGCTCAAGCGGTTGCTAAAACCAATCTTGCTAAGGCTGACGCTGAGTTGAAAAGCACTCTTCGTTCTTTGGGCGCTGAAATGGAAGCATCCAAAGTTGAGCGTGAAGGCATTTCTAAAGCTTATGAAAGCCACATCAAGGCTATGAACGCTGGAGCTAATGCTTACAAGCAATACGCTGCTGTCATTGAAAGACTAGAAAAAGCTAGTGGTGCTGGAGCAAAGCGCTCATTCGTCAATGTGGATAACGAACAGAAATATCTTACCGACGCTGAGATTGTTCAAGCTCAGAACGAAGGCAAGAAAATTTCGCAAGTATCTAAAACTGCGGCTGGCGCTCCCGGTGGCGCTATCCAGTTTAGATATAACCAAGCTGTTGCAAACGCTTCTTATCAGGCTGCAATCGAAGTTCAGAACTACGCTTCTCTGCCGCTTAAATCAGCGCCTCCAGAAGCTAACGCTGTGCTGACCGATCCAGCAAAGGGAGTAGGCGACGCCGCTATTCGGTACTTTGCACAGAGTTCAACATCTGCTGAAAATCGTGCCGTTCAACAGGCGACGGCTGGCCTCAATCGAGCTGTTGCCACGATTGCCGCATCCGGTCGTCCCGGCGGCGTGACTGAAGCTGCTATCAAAGAATTTTCTAAGATGGCTCCTACGGCTGGCGATAAGAAGATCAACACCTTCTTGTACCTTGCTATGATGCGTCAAGAATTTGACGTTGCTTATAAAGACCTTGTGGCTGCTGGTGCTGATCCAAAGCAAATTGCCTTGGCTGAAGAAGCAAAAGCAATGGCTTACGAAGCAATTCCGTTTACAGTCCAAGATGTTACGCGCATCTTGCGTTCTGGCGGTCCTTCTCTTGTCAATGAAAAAACAAAACAGCTTCTCACGACATCTGATCGTTTGAAAGGTTTTGAAACCAGCATTGCCAAGGTTATTCGGTCTGGCGGTGGTGATGTTGCGCCTGCGGCTCCTGCGGCTCCTGCCGCTCCGACTGCCGCTGCTGAAGAGAGCGAAAACAAGAAGAAAGCTCGCGCTGCGATTGCTGCTGGCGCTCCGCGTGATGTAGTTATTAAGCGTTTGCAAGATGCTGGCGAAGATGTTTCGGGGCTATAAATGGCTGATCTTTCTTTTGACGACCTCATCCCGCAACAGCCGTCTGGCGGCAGCAAAGAATTAGATTTTGGTGATCTAGTTCCTAAAGCTGCGCCTGCAAAAGCAGAACGTGTGCCTGTTTATGACCCGTTAGGTGGAGTAACAGGATATACAGAAGAAGCTCTTCAGCCTTCAAAAATGCCTTACGGCGAACAAATGGCAAATGTTGGCGCTGCTGCCCGCACTTTTGCCCGTGGCGCTGGTGAAGGTTTTCTAGGTCAGGTTGGTGACGTTGCTCTTGCTGCTCGTCGTTACGACCCGTTCACACTTGCTGGCTTGATGCCTAAAATTCCGGTCGAAGAACGTCCTTTTGGCCGTGAGCTTGGTATTTTTCCTGCGCCCACAACTGAAGAAGTTGCCAAGGGTACAGACATTCTTTTTGGTGAGCCGGAGGAAGGCAAGGCTGGTTTTAGAACTGCTGGTCAGGTTGTTGGACCATTCGTGCCGACCAGCTTGATGGGAAAGACAGCCAGAGCAATCGGAGAAACTGCCATTGGTCGGCCTAGCATCCGTGGTGCTAAGGTTGCTGAGTCTGCTGAAGCTGAAGGTTTGACCGTAAAAGCGTCTCAACCTAGGGAACGTGAGCCACTTGGTCAGCCTTTGTCTTTGGTAGAACAGAAAAAAGCAAACTTAGAAGTTTCTAAGGCTACTGGTGCTGAAACCAATAGCATCACGCCTGAGTTTGTTAAACAACGCCTCGACAAATTAGGCGAAGAATATAACCGTATTTACGACCGCAAGTTTGATATTGATGAGGCTATCGCTCAAGCTGCAAAAATCATTGCAGAGCAAGAGCGCGGTCTTGGCGCTGCGGGTGATGCTGGCGTTGCAAGCATTGCTTCGAATATCGCTGGTCGTTTTGATGCGGCGCAACAAGCTGCCAAACAACAACAGATTATGCAGATCATCAAGGGTCAGCAGACTGCGATGAAGCGCGGCAAAGGCGAGTTTGTTGAGCGAAAATTTGGACCCGGCGAACGCATTGATGCTGCGCCGTTGACTGATGATTTGTTGCGGTCATATGGCGCTGCCGACCATACAAACGTGCGTCCAATCACGGCTGCTGACTCGCCTGAGTGGGCTTCTGACGTTAATAAACTCATTACAGAGCTTACCGACAAGCTTGGACTGCGTGTTCGTCCCGGCGTTTATGTCGGTAATGGCGCTGGTTCTTATGGATGGGCGCATCCGTATGGGCATATTTTCTTGAACGAACGGTTGTTGCCAAAGTCAAAAGATGCTGTCGCTACGGCTCTGCATGAGTTTGGTCACATGGTTGAGTTCCAACTATTTGAACAAGCTCCAAAAGAAGTTAAGACTGCGATTGCTCAAGCTTGGGCAGAAAGCAAAGCTGCTGGCAAAGGCAAGACTGTCGAACAGCTTCGTCCGATCACATCGGAGAAGTACGGACCAGAACACGCCAAGCTGGTTCCGCAAACGGCTCGCGATAAAGAATACTATCTCGGCTTCAAGGAATGGTATGCCGAACAAGTGTCTCGTTGGCTGACCACCCAAAAAGAGCCTGTGACGATTGCTGAGAAGTTTTTCAAGGGCATCGCTGATGCTTGGAAGGCTATTTATGCAAAAATCACTGGTCACTTGCCTATGGCTAAGGCGACCGACGATTTCATGCGTTTGAACTTCGACGGCAAGCTTATCAACGAAAACACCGTTCAGCGCGTGTTTCAGCTTCCAGAAGGCAAAACGGTCGCCGCTCCTGCTGCGCCTGCTCCATCTATTGCTAAGGAAGCTGTTACGGCCAGCGTTGAAGGAAAAGACCTTCAGCGTCTCCGCAGTTATATTTCAGATCGTGCAGCTAACCATCCTGATGGTAACGTGCGTTTCCAAGCCCGTAAGTTGTTGAATGAAATTGATGGCGCTATTGAAAAAACCAACAGCAATATCGCCAAACAACTTAAAGACGTTAATTCTAAGTATCGCGCTACTCTGACGCTGCGTGAGCTTCAGAAGGCTGGTGATCCTAGCCTTGATGCTGGCAATATCAGCCCGCAAACGCTCGGTCGGCTTATTCAGTCAGAAGGTGCTGAGCTTAGCCATCCACTGTCTAAGTACGGTCAGTATGGAAACGTGCTGCGTATGCGTTCAAGTACGCAAGGACCAGAAACAGAACCGGATGTTATTCGCAGCCTGTTGAGCCGTGGCGGGCGTGTGGTTCGCTTCCTTGGCGGGCCTTTGACGCCTTTATACGAAAGCGCACAGCGTCGGTTCCAGCGTAGAATGACGCCGGGTGCGCCGCCTCCGACAAGGCCCGAATATGTCACGCCTGCTGCTGGCTTGCCTGCGCGTGTTCTGCCTCAAGAGGAACAATAATGGCTAAGAAGGATAGGAGATAATCATGTCTAAAAATCCAATGAAAATAGGAATACTCCCAGAACGCGCTCAAAAGGTAATTATGAGCCGAGTTGAAAAAAGCAAATTGCCAGACCGTTTTCGTCGAGCCCTTCGTCGTGGCTAAAAAAGACAAGGGTATTAACCCAGACCTCGAAAAGACGATCTCTCAGCTTCTTAAAGATGTTGAGAGTGGCGTTATTGATGACGTTGAGACAAAACTTAAGGTCATTGATAGGGCGATAAATCTTGAAAAAATAAAGCAGAAGGTTAATGATGACGGTTATGGTTCCGGGTTCTTTACAGGGGATGATGAATGATCCCCGCCCAACCATTTGGAGGTCATCGTGGATGCTACTGTGCTTGCTATCGTTCGTATGGGTTTAAGCGTCATAACCGAAAGGCTATTGACCCTGTGTTCCCTATGGATGACATTCGGCGTAACATGTTGGGCGATGTACGCACCAACTGCCGAGCGCCTGCAAATCGCGGTCGGTTTTGCTATAATCGTGTTCGTGCCGAGCTTGTTTAAGGAGCGCCGCCGTGAAGGAAGACAACAGCACCAAGAATCTGAATGAGCCTGCCTATCCGGCGAAAGCCGTGAAGCCGCAGTCAGTCAAGAATACGATGGGTCATGCCCGTAACTCGTTCACCCCCGGCAGAGCGCCTCTGGGTGGACTGACGACGGTTTGGGACTATTCTGGCCGTCCTAACGACAGCAAGAACAGCCCTGTCAGCAAGCCGGAGAAGGGTGGCGTCTAATGGGCAATAACATCGCCTTTCAAGCGCAGGGTAAGACGTATAAAGCTAATGCTACTACGTCTAGCCAGACCATAACCATTACGGCTGATAGCCCATGCAATCAGCTTTGCGTGGCTAATCATCAGCCAACCGGAGGTGCTGGTCAGCCTGTGTATTTTACGGTCAGCAATCTGGCTAATGTGACCTGTACGGCTCCTGCGAATGGAGTTCCGTCGTATGCTTTGGTGTCTGTTCCTGCCTCGACCAAGGTATACACAATACCATTTCAGTTTAGCCCGAACACGAACATGTACATTGCCTTTATTGGCGCTGCTGCATCTGAGTGTTTCTTCACCCCCGGTGAAGGTGTTTAATGCCAAAGAAAAAACCATCGCTGTCGGTTGGCCGGGGTGAAAAGCTCCCGGCTAAACGCGGCGGTGGTCTGACGGCGAAGGGACGCGCCAAATACAACCGCGCAACTGGTAGCAAGCTCAAAGCTCCTACCAAGGACAAGAAAAACCCTCGCCATAAGTCATTCTGCGCCCGTTCCCGTAGCTGGAAGGGTGAACGCGGTAAGGCGGCGAGGAGGCGTTGGGGATGCCGCTAAATGGATATGCAAAGCCTCATCAACATAGGTCTTAGCGCCTTTATGGCTGGTTTGGGTTGGTTTGCCCGCCAGCTTTGGGATGCAGTCTCAGAACTGCGCCGTGATCTTCATAAAATTGAAGTCGATCTGCCCACAAACTACGTCCAGAAAAATGAATACACCGAGACGATGAAACGCATCGAAATCATGTTCGAGCGCATCTTCGACAAGCTGGACGAAAAGGCAGACAAATGACCACGACAGAAGAAAAGCAAGAAAAGATTGCCCTTGAGATGGCTGCATCAGCCAGCAAGGGTGCGCTGGTTGAGAAGATCGTGTTCGCTGGTGTCCCGATCCTGTTTTCATGCGTTGTGTATCTCATGAACGCCCTGTCGGGGGCTAACAATGAGATCATTCAGCTAAAGTCGAAAGTTGCCGTAGTGGTGAACGCCGATAACAAGGCGATCCCGCCACAAGGCACAACAATCGACATGGCCCAGATCAGGGAACAGTTGAACGACAAGATCGACAAAGTAGAGCGTGACGCTGCTTTAGCTCGCGCTGCGATGACCCTTGACCGTGAAAGGTCTATGTCATTAGTCGAAAAAAGCCGTTTGGACATGGCTGCTGACGCTGCTCAAGCTCGCGCTGCTATTCGGTTCGATATGGAAAAGATGAGAGGCGAACTGGACAAGCGCATCCATCTTCTTGAGCAAAAAAAGTGATGGACCCGATCACGCTCAAAATGGTTCTGATTGCTTGGATGCTGGATGTTCAAGCCGCAAAAGTTATGTATTTCATGCCAATCACGGTGATGCCAGATGATGCAACATGTCAAAGAACTTTGGTCGAACTTAAAGACACGCATAAGCGAGGCTATGCTTACAATCTCGAAGTTCGTGGCGCGTGTATTCCCGCGAACATAGGAGGCTAAAATGGACTTGCTAAAGAGTTTTGGCCCCCTACTAGGTCAGGTAGCCCCTACGCTGGCTACAGCCCTTGGTGGACCTATGGCTGGCTTGGCTGTCAAAACCCTGTCCAACGTCCTGCTAGGCCACGAAGAAGGCACAGAGGATGATCTGGGCAAGGCTTTGAGCGGTGCTACGCCGGAACAGCTTTCTGACATCAAAAAGATCGACGCCGACTTCAAAACTCGCATGAAGGAACTGGATATTGATCTTGAGCGCATCAGCGCCGGAGATCGTGACAGCGCCCGCAAGATGCAGATTGAGACTAAGGATTGGGTTCCTAAAGTTTTGGCACTCGCCATCACGATTGGCTTCTTTGGTATTCTCGTCTGGATGCTTGTGAACGGTATGCCGCCTAGCGGAACAGAGGCGCTGCTGATGATGCTTGGCGCTCTTGGCACGGCTTGGACAGGCGTTGTGAACTTCTATTACGGCTCGTCGGCTGGCTCTAAAGCCAAGACGGATGCCCTTGCGTCAAAGGAAGCAAACAAATGAATGAGAACTGGGAAACAGCTTTTCAGATGGTTTTGAAGCACGAAGGTGGCTTTGTGAACAACCCAAAAGACCCCGGTGGCATGACAAATCTTGGCGTGACCAAGAAGGTCTGGGAAGAGTTTGTCGGGCGTGAAGTTGATGAGCGCGAGATGCGGGCTTTGACCCCTGATGCCGTCAAGCCGCTCTACAAGAAGAACTACTGGGACAAGATCAAAGGCGATTATCTTCCATCAGGTGTGGACTATGCCGCTTATGATCTGGCTGTGAACTCAGGCACAGGTCGTGCTGCCAAATATCTGCAACAGATTGCTGGTGTGCCTGCCGATGGCCTGATTGGCCCTCAGAGCATTGAAGCTATTAAAGCCTGCCCTGCTGGTGAAGTTGTGGACGCTCTCTGCGATATGCGCCTCGACTTCCTTAAGCGCCTGCCCACTTGGAATACCTTTGGTAAAGGGTGGGAGCGCCGGGTTGTCGAGGTAAAGCAAAAAGCATCCACGATGGTTTAAGGCGTTGGGTCGCTTTTAATAAGCTCACCCTCAAAGATATACGTTCCAACGTGGCCTAGGTTCATCCACGGGGCTGCGTATATCTTGCCGCCTTGCAGACGCCAGATGCGGCAGAAGTGATAGTCTTCTGACAGCAGACGGTTCGTCTCAGGTTCGATGCTGGTGGCAAAGAATTCATGAATAGGCTCGCCAACAGGCGTATTTCCTGACAGGTCTACCACATCATTGTTGTAGTAAGGCACGGTCTCCTTGAGCTTCTCGAAGACCTCGCGCTTGATGCACATCATGCCTGTGCCGCCGTTCCAGATTTCGAGCGGTTCGTGCATAGGCACTGTGACTGTAGGCGAGTAGTCCACCAGATTGACGACAAACGATCCTGTATATTTCTTCAGATCGTTCGTTTTCACACCATCCTTGACGGCGTTCTCAACCATTTCCCAGTTGATCTCTTTCTTAGGGTAAATACCGCAGATCACATCCTTCTCAGACTTGAGAAGCTGGACGACCTCATGGGCATTGAACCTAATGTCGGCATCAATAAAGAGAAGGTGGGTGCAGTCTGTCTTTAGAAAGTTAGCCACCAGACCGTTACGCGCACGGGTGATGAGACTTTCGTTGAACATGTTGCTGACCATAGCTGAGATGTTGTTTTGCATCATAGCGTTCTGAAGGTTCAGCATTGACTGCATAAACAGACCTGTACACATGCCGCCATACATAGGCGTTGCTATAAAGACTTTCATGCTTGATCTTCCTTATTAACCGGAGCGAACATCTGTGCCATGCGCTTTATATCGTCTTCAACCTGATCGGCTGGCCCCAACGGTGAAGGCATAGACACAGCTACTCGCCCCGGCTTCGCTTGCGCGAACTGTCCAGCAAACGCCAGATAATTGATGCCGTCAACATAATTATCAGACTTGCTGCGGTTAGTCCTGATGCGAGCCATCTTGAGAGCCATCATGAACATGTTGGCCTGCCAAGGTGTGAAAGCCTCGCCCGTCATCAGATTGTAGATTGAACAGACACGCTCGAACGTATCGTTTACATCGCCATATTCCTGCCCACGATCTTCAAGCGTGGAAATGGCATTAGCCAGAACTTCTTTGTGATCCATCTTAGTCCCCTATTCTTGATACTGACTTGCGGAGTTGCATAGTCGTGATTGCTTTAATCTTCTTGTCTATGTGCTTAGAAGCGCGGTGAGCCTCTTTAGCTATTTTCTTTTGTCTCTGAAGCAGAATGATCTGTTCCAGCGGTTCCGGCCTTGTCATCTTCCACCACAGGCGGGAAAAGAACCTTTGCATTTTCCACATCACGTTCTCCTACGAGGTCCAAGAAATCCTCTAAACGCAGGATAACAACGCTTTCACGCCTGTCGCCGCGAGCGACAACCAGAGGGCGCTTACGCCCCTTGGCAGCTAGTGTGGCCTGATCCAGCCAATCGTAGACGGCAATAGATGCTCGACGCTTACATTCAATGATGAAGTCTTGAAGGATAATGTCAGCACCACCCTCGCGAGTTTGGGTCAGGTTACGGGCGGCAAGATAGCCTCGCTCGACAAGCGCATGAACAATCTCTCGCTCATACGTTGCGCCCTTGTTCCTTTGCATCTTCCCCATCAGAATGGAACTTCGTTGTCATCACGATCAGGCTTAGGCCAAGCCTTTGTGTCGCCAGACTTGTAGTTGTCCACGCTGATGGCAATCAGATGGTTCTGAGGCGTGTCTTTCTTCCAAGCAGAAATCTTGAACTCTTCGCCCTGCTTGTAGTCACGATCACAGACGAACTTTCCCTTGTAGTCCGGCTGCTTCTCGCTGGTCTTCTTATTGATAAAGAGGACGCCAGTGCCGGGACGGTTCTGATAATTGCTCATTGTTGTTCCTCTGGAATTGTCAATCGGATGTCTTCATTTACATAACGGAAGGCTGAAGATTTTTCAGATCGTTCCATGTCTGAAAGCTTCTTGGCGCTTTCAATCTGCTTAATCATCAGACCGTATTGCGCGAGCCAATGCTCACTATCTTCGCAATACATATAGACGCGACGATCATCACCATCTGGCACATACAGAGGGATGCCGTCTTCTTCTACTTCAGCAGCGAGTTCCATCTGCGGAGGCGGCGGTACGTCGATCACTTCGGTAGCTCTTACTTCCTTGAAGTCACCCACCTCTTCAGGCGTGTATTCACCCACGATAACACCGGGGTAAACAGATCGAATACCTTCGCTAATAACCCTAGCGCGAAGCATAGCGCGAGGATACAGACGCCAGTTATCTTTGGTAGCAAGCCCGATAGCCTTCGCCTGTGCCAAGGTCCACGAAACTTCAAGAGAGCCTCCTTGCGGGTGAGAGAACACGCCTGTCACCACATCGTCTGTGTATTTAGTCCACTGCACCATGCCACCAGCTTTCTGAAAGCGAGCGAGCATTGCGTCAGCCTTGAGAGCCGGACGGCCTTGGATCAGGTGATAGTCTTTAGCGACAGAGGCAGGATGCCGACCTTCAGCTTGTGCAACAGCCATGAGGGCTAACACAGCTACAGGGTCTTTCATGCCAAACAGACCGGACTTGGCGATGGCATTAGCCATGCGTTCCTGATCTTGGAATGGAACCAATTCATTGCTCATTGTCTTAACTCCGGTGGCAATGCGCGGCCTGCGGCCTTGGCGCGTTTCATGTAGTCAATGATCATGTCCATGCTCTGATGATAAGCACGGTCAGTTGGCGTGGCGCTTGTCACTACAGCGTCGATAGCCAGCACCAAGAAGAAGCAAGCCTCGTCGGCGGTGTAGCCTGTCACAACGTCGATCAGCTTACGGGCAACCCGTTCCTTTTCATTCACATCCATGACAGCCTCACTTGATCAGGAAGCGGCGTGAGCCTGACTTCTCTACGCAGAACTGATCGTAGATGTTGGGCATAGCTTTCTTGAGCAGATCAGCGTCGAAGCGTTTGCTGCTCTTGGCTGTCTTCCATGTTGCAAGCGTATCGCCTGCCATAGTCTCAAGAATTGCCTTGTTGCCCATGAAGTTCTGGATAGCTGCGGCATAGGTAGCCTCATGCTCCTCCAACATCTTGATCTGCTCTTTGATCTTCTTCAGTTGAGCGCAGGCAGTCTCAGCGTGAGAGTTGGCGACGATGTGCATACCGTCATCATGCCGCCAGATCATGCGAGCTTGGTCTGGATGATCGGCAGGCGGTAGCGTCTTGTTCACGCACATAGCCCACCAAGCGGCTGCTCGCTTTAGAAAGTCTTCTTTCTGAAAGCTATCAAATTCGAGCTTCCACCAGCGAAACCTTTGTCCCCCGAACAGAACTGCGAAATAAACGTGGTCAACGTCATAGACGCAGGCTTCGTGTAGACACTGGATGTAATCGGCCTCTGGGAGCTTAATAGGCTCATCAGGTTCAGAATATTTGTTGATGAGTGCTGCATTGAAGTTTTTAACTTCGAGCAATCCCCCATCGCTTGTTTGGAAATCAAAATGTGCGCGGAGCCAAGGCTCAGTTTTGTGTGTTCCGGCAATCTCAAGCTCCTGCGTTCCAATGCCTGTGGCTTCTTCAAATAGCTTGGCGATGACGGGCTGCATCTTGAGGCCCATCTGAACGGCTTCAACCTCGCTGAGATCGTCGCGTTCTTTCTCGCCACGCTTCTCAAGCAGAACGTCAATCAAATGCCCAGACACAGCACGACGGCTGTCTGTGGCCCACCATGCAGACGCACGGCTTTCCTGTGAGAAATCCTGATCCATGTTTTTCCCTTTGCAACTGACAAAAATTACAAACAATTTTTGTTCGCCCCCAACGGCGACACAAATATACTTATATAACGCAACTTGCGTTGTCAACTGCGATTGTGTATAAGCTACACATCAGGAGGTGATCTTATGATCCGCAAACAAATGTTGATCTCGCCAGAGTTGCAGGAAAAGATTAGAGAGTTCCGCTTCAATTATAAGTTCGATACGGAAATGGACGCCCTAAGAACGCTCCTGTCCGTGGGCCTAAGCGTGTATGAGGAAAGGGAAAATGATGTTCGACACGGTGGAGGAACTTCAGAACCACTACAAAGCGGTGAGGAAGCGCATCGAAGCGAAGAAGCCGCCAGCACCTAAACCACAGGCTATAGAGCCACCTAAACCGTTGGCTTTACCTGACAATCCTGTTCTTATCCACAGGACTATACAAAAGTATAAGATAGAAAATTATGCGTTCATAAAAGTAGACAGGGTGGGTGTGGATAAACTCACTTATCAACAAGTTATCCACATCATCTGTCGCGAGTTTGAGCTGACGCCAAGGCTTTTGTTTGGACGCAGACGGACGAAGGAGTTGGTTGCAATCAGGCATCTGTGTTGGGCCATCGCTCGCGTGATGTGTCCCCACATGAGCCTGCCGCAGATCGGTAAACACTCTTACGGATTTGACCACACCAGCGTTTTGCATGGCATTGATAAAGCCAAAGACCGCGCCAAGCCTTTCATAAAAGCTTTGCAGTCTGGCGAATTGAGGGTAGATTGAAAAGAGAAGGGCGCGGCAGGAAAGGGAATTAACCGCCGCGCCCAGAGCAACTGCGCAGTCATAGTGCGCGTTGACTAGCCCTACTAATAGCAGGGCCTAGCTCACCGTGCAACTAAAACATAAGGTTGGCACTAAGGTGAGAGTTTATAATCTTCTTGATCTTTTCTCCGGCATCGGAGGCTTCTCGCTTGGTCTTGAGCGCAGCGGCGGCTTCAAGACTGTCGCCTTCTGCGAGATCGAACCTTACCCTTGCAAAGTCCTCAAGCATCATTGGCCGGAAGTGCCGATTTATGGAGACATTCGTGAGCTTACAGCAGACCGACTGGCCGCAGATGGAATTACCGTTGACGCAATCTGCGGAGGTTTTCCCTGCCAAGACATCAGCCACGCAGGAAAAGGCGCGGGAATTGAAGGCGAAAGGTCCGGCCTATGGTTCGAATACGCCAGACTTATTGGCGAGCTACGACCCCGCTACGTCTTCGTGGAGAACGTCTCAGCTCTGCTTAATCGAGGGATTGACAGAGTTCTCGGGGACTTGGCCGCGCTCGGGTATGATGCGGAATGGCACTGTATACCTGCTTCAGCCGTTGGTGCGCCTCACAGACGAGACCGCATCTGGATTGTGGCGTACCCCAGACACGGGAGCGGGGGGTCCATCGGGGCGTTTGAAGAAGGGCGAGAACGTCAGGCCCAACGGACAGCCAATCCAAGTGAGGCTGGTCGATCAAGTGACCAATCAAAGGATGTGGAGAACACCCAACGCCGGGGACGCGAAGGCCTGTTACACGGGGACGCAAGGTCAGACCATGCTGGCTCATCAAGTCATGTGGCCGACACCGATGGCTCAAAATGCGAAACACGCCACTCTAAGTCCATCGGAAGCAAAAAGGGTTCAGAAGGGAATAGCGGGACTTCACGCAATGGTTCATGTCTATCCGACACCGACAGCTCACAACGCGAAAGAGGGAGCCTATCCAGCAGAATATACGAGGAACACGCCCTCGCTCGCAGCAACGGTTGGTGGGAGGTTGAACCCAACGTGGGTCGAGTGGCTCATGGGGTTCCCGCTTGGTCACACAGACTTAAAGCCCTCGGAAACGCCGTAGTTCCTCAAATCCCCGAATTGCTCGGAAGGGCCGTTCTGGAGTGGGAGGACGACCAATGAAAAACATCCAAGACCTCTTGGCCGCTATGCGGGCTGCCGGATGCACTCCAGAGCAAATCCTTGCGGCTGTCGATCATCAATCAGAAATCGAAGCGGAGAAGGAACGCGAGCGAAAGGCTAAAAGAGCCGCTCAAAAGCGTTCTGAACGTGCGCGGAAAGACGGCGTGTCGCATAATGTCGCCGCGACAACAAGCGACAGTGAGCGACAAGGTGCGACAACAAGCGACCTTTCCTCCCTTAATGGTTCCCCCCCCAAGCCCTATATAAGGAATATAGATACCCCCCCCTCCTTAAACCCTCCTATCAATAATCGTCATTCCGCTCATTTTGAGCAGTTTTGGAAGGCTTACCCTCGCAAGGTTGGCAAAGGTGCGGCACAAAAGGCTTGGGCTGTGGCTGTGCGGAAAGCTGACCCCGAAAGGATTGTCGAGGGCGTCGAGCGTTACCCTTGGCCTGATGACCCAAGCTTTGTTCCTCATGCTTCGACTTGGTTAAATCAAAAAAGATGGGAAGACGAAGTTAAAATACCTGAACGTGAAAAGGTGATCGGATGATCCAAGAAGAACTCAAAAACTACTCCGGTGAAGATAGAGTTGTTCCAATCTCGGAATTCCCTAACCCCCATTCCGGCGAATTCCCTACTTTTAAAAGCGGGTTCCAGTCTTTTGATGAAAAGTTAGGCGGTTTGCAGTTGGGCGAGGTGGTCGTCGTTACAGGTCACACAAAGAACGGGAAGACCCTTTTCGCTGAAAGCTGGCTCCGAAGCATTATGAAATCGAACATTGTGGCGAAGACAACAATCTTTTCTTTTGAAGTCCAGACCCATCGTTTGATCCAAAAGTATTTGGGTGACGATTCGGTTTCGATTTACGTTCCCTTGCAGTTAAAGACCATTGACTTCGATTGGTTAAAGGCTCGGTGTCAGGAAGGGCGGGATAAATTCGGGTGTCACCTTGTTCTGATTGACCATTTGCATTTCATGGTGGATATGTCTTTGAACCAGAACATGAGTTTGAACATCGGTGCTTTTATGCGGAGACTGAAACAAGAGATCGCCATCGGTTTAAATCTGGCGGTTGTGTTAATCGCCCACCAAGGACAAGCGACGAAAGGACAGTCGGCTTCGCTCCATACGATACGGGATTCTTCTTTT